CAACCTCCCTCCTGAACCGTGCCGCCGATGGCACCCAACTCCTGGCAATCCTGGACACCATCGCCACCGATATGGAAACCCAGGGCATTGAGGATTGCGCCCAGCACTTTGCCGAAATCAATGCCCCGACTGCTGACCCCATCGCCTTCTGATTCGTGCTACAATTCCAAAGCAACCGACACCGACCCATGACCAAGCGCCACCCCACCTGCTTCCGCCTTGCCTCTGACATCAGCACTCGCCAGCAGGGGTGGGTCAGCAGCAACACCATGCAGGGTCAGGTACACAGCGCCGCGCTCATTGCTGGGGTGTTCGCTGAGACCTTCCATGATGAGGCAGTCGCTAAGATCCCCTGCTTTGAGTGACCGCCATTCGTTCGTGAATCAGCAGTGCCCCGCCGTCCCCCCATGGGGGCGGTCGCCGCCGTGTATATAAAATCCATGGGTCCCCCTAGTCTACAAAGTGTTACGATCGACCTCTAAATTCTTCACACACATATATAAAATCAATGAACGAAAACAGAGAAATGCAAAAAAATCCGGAGGAAAATTTTACGACTATAGAAGTTGATCCCATAACTGGGGAGTATTATGTAACGATTCCAGAGTGGATACTGAATGATTTTGGATGGTACGAGGGCACCCAGTTAAATATGGAGGTTGATGGAGACTGTATAGTGATAACCGAAGTGAAAGATGGGGGGGATTGACCTCACCTAGATAATACTGTATGATAATGAAGTAATTACACTCTATTATGGCTAAAGGATTTACCGTAAAAGCAAAAGCACCCACACCATCTCAAAGCGCCCCAGAGTGGGACTATGATTTGGCAAAAGAGATGATCAAAGGCAAGTCAATTGTTTTTTGTCTTCCTGGCAGAGGTGTTTCATATGCATATCTGAAAAGTTTTGTGCAACTGTGTTTTGACATTGTTCAGGCAGGTGCAAGTATTCAAATCTCGCAAGATTATTCATCGATGGTGAATTTTGCAAGATGCAAATGTCTAGGTGCGAATGTACTGCGAGGACCTGATCAACTTCCATGGGACGGCAAGTTGAATTACGATTATCAGTTGTGGATTGATAGTGACATTGTTTTCAATACTGAGAAGTTTTATCAGTTGGTATTGATGGACAAGGATATTGCAGCTGGTTGGTATATGACGGAAGATGGTCGAACAACTTCTGTTGCACACTGGTTAGAGGAGGATGATTTCCGTAACAATGGTGGAGTCATGAATCATGAAACTGGTGATACTATTACCAAGCGTCGTAAACCATTCACGGTTGATTATACAGGTTTCGGATGGCTTCTAATCAAGAAAGGTGTCTTTGAACATCCAGAGATGAAGTATCCATGGTTTGCACCCAAGATGCAAGTCTTTGAATCGGGACAGGTTCAGGATATGTGTGGAGAGGATGTATCATTCTGTCTGGATGCAAAGGAAGCAGGTTTTGACATTTGGTGTGATCCTCGCGTCCGCGTTGGTCACGAAAAATCAAGAGTTATTTGATATGATGACAGAAAGGTATACAATTCTCCAAAACAACAAAGTTTTATATACGGACTTGACGGAGGAGGAATACTTTGATATGATGGAGGACCTGTCGGTAGAGTATTATCAGACGGGTTTTCCAAGACCACAAGATCTTGAGACTAAAATTACCAAGGAGTATTGATTATGGCTATGCGTAAAGGTGGCGGTTATGTGGAAGGCGCACCGAAGAAAACTCGTCAGGGAAGAGGTATGAATACTAAGTATGCCGCGTCTTCTCGCAATAAAGCAAAGAAGAAGTATCGTGGTCAAGGTAAATAAGACAGTTACTTAAGTCTTATGAGTTGTCTCATCACCAATCTACCTTCTGTTGAAGTATGGGTTCGTAAAGAATATCTTACAGACCACCAAAGTGGACACGGTGAATTTGTTAAGGGCGTTTGGGTTTCGGCAAAGTCGATTCCTGGACGCGCTTTTTATTTCGAGACATATTTACCAGAATATGCTGCGATGTATGATAAATTGCCTATCAGTGCCTTCTTATCTCGTCCAGAAAAACCAGACCCCGATATGAACCTACCAAATCTACAGTTTTGGAACTGTATGGACTATGGTGTGGTGAGTATTGATAAAAAATTCATTGGTAGTATGGACTTTGAGTGTTATACACGCGACTTTGGCATTCAAAAGGGAAATTATGTCTGTACAATCGACAATTATCACCGTGATCCTGATATGGTAGACTGGGCAACGAGTGAAAATCCTGCCGAACACAAGTCTCATAACCTTATTGAACTGAACAATGGTCAATATGCGATGTATCCAAACAATAGATTACGTATTTTTGACAATAGTTTAACACCTTCTGAACCAAAAATGCCCGATTTTAAGGTTTCGACTCAATATTATCAGGTAGAATGTGGATATGAACGTCTCGGAATGGGAAATGAGGAAGAATACCATTGGAAAACTGCTCAAGAGCGTAAAATAAATAGTGCTAAGGGATAGCAACCCCTCTAAAAGTTCTGTTTTTAATAAAACAGGAGCTAAAATGGGAAATCATCACCACGTTGATAAGGGAGAATTGTTCATCGAACAAGGAATGACTCTTATTACTGAGATAGAAAGTGAGAAATACCTTAGAAAAGCATCAAAACAAAGAAAAATTTCTCAAAATGAGGAACTCTACCCAATTCCAGATGATCGTTTAGAGCGTCCTTGCGGTGGTGCTCATGGTTTTGATGATTTTGTTGAAAGGTGGCATGAGTAAATATAAATAAAATCAAGAAAACTCTAGTCTAATGACAGAACGAAGGATATCCAGATCATTCAAAGACATCAGTTTATCCTTTGTTCCACATCCAGTAACAAAGGATCTACAAATACTAAAAAATGAGAACGCGATTCGTAGATCTATTAGAAATATTGTAGAAACCATTCCGACAGAAAGATTTTTTAACTCATTATTGGGTTCTGGTATTAGGGATAGTTTATTTGAATTTGTAGATTTTGGTACTGCTTCTGTCATTCAAAGTCAAATATTAGTAGCAATTGAAAACTTTGAACCGAGAGTTGATAATGTTGTAGTTGAAGTCAACCCTCAGCCAGATCAAAATTCATTTGATGTCACTGTAATATTTGACATTATTGGACAAGAGTTTCCAACACAAGAATATACATTCCTCTTAGAGGCAACAAGATAAAAAATGCCTTTTACTAAATTTACCAACTTAGATTTTGATCAGATAAAGACATCCATAAAGGATTATCTTCGTGCCAATTCAAAGTTCAGCGACTTTGATTTTGAAGGGTCTAATTTTTCTGTTCTTATAGACACACTAGCATATAACACATATATTACTGCATTTAACAGTAATATGATTGTGAATGAGTCCTTCTTGGATTCTGCAACACTTAGACAGAATGTGGTGTCTCTTGCTAGGAATATTGGGTATGTCCCTAGATCTAGAACAGCGTCAAAGGCATCTATAACCTTCTCTATTAGCAATATAACGGATAGTCTTACAGCTACACTAAGGAGAGGTTTAGTGTGTGTTGGAGAGGCAAATGATACAACTTACACATTTTCATCTCCTTATGATATAACTGTCAATGTAATTGACGGAACTGCAACATTTGAAAATATAGACATATATCAAGGCACTTTATTATCCAAAAAATTTACTTATGATGGATCTTTAGATCAAAGATTTATCATAAACAACTCATTTATCGATACATCAACTTTATCAGTCTATGTCAAAAATTCTTTAGAAAGTGGTCTTGGAATTGAATATAAGTTAATTAATAATATTTTGAATGTAAATTCATCTTCAAGAATTTACCTTTTACAAGAAGTTCAAGATGAAAAATATGAAATTATTTTTGGTGATGGGATATTTGGTAAAAAACTTGGTGAAAATAATGATGGTACTATCATAACGGCAAATTACATTGTTACTGATGGTGAAGATGGCAATGGTGCAAATAATTTCTCTTTTTCGGGAAGTGTAATAAAATCAAACTCAGAGTTAATTAATGTTGGAAACGTAACTGTAACAACGGTTCAATCCTCTTCCAATGGTGGAAACATTGAACCAATTAATTCAATAAAATATTATGCCCCAAGAATGTACTCTGCTCAAAATAGGGCAGTAACATCGAGAGATTATGAAGCAATAGTTAAACAAATTTATCCAAATGCAGAGTCTATTGCGGTTGTGGGTGGAGAAGAGTTGGATCCACCAGAATATGGAAGTGTAATTTTGAGTATTAAACCAAAAAATGGAACTTACGTATCAGATTTTGATAAATCAAGGATTTTGGGTGATTTAAAGCAATATAGTGTATCTGGAATAACTCAAAAAATTATTGATCTTAAAGTGTTATACGTTGAGATTGACTCTGCTGTTTATTATGACAACTCTAAAGTTTCAGATCCGGATAGTTTAAAAACAGATGTTATTAATACTCTTATCAAATATTCCGAATCTATAGATCTAAACAAGTTTGGGGGGAGATTTAAGTATAGTAAAGTATTACAAACTATAGACAATACGAATACTGCAATCACATCTAACATTACAAAAGTTAGGATTAGAAGAGATTTAAAAGTATCTTTAAACCAAGCATCTCAATATGAAATTTGTTTTGGTAATAGATTTTATGTAAATCCAAAGGGAGGTAGTATAAAATCAACAGCATTTAAAATTTCTGGAGAAACTTCCAATGTATACATTACAGACACTCCAAATCTTACTTCAAAGACTGGAAATATTTCAATATTTAAAATAGATTCTTCCGGAAGAAACGTGATTGTGGCTAAAGATGCTGGAACTGTTGATTACATTAAGGGCGAAATTATATTGAACACTTTGAATATAACATCAACATCAAATCCTAATGGCATCATTGAAATTCAAGCGTATCCAGAATCTAATGATGTAATCGGATTGAAAGATCTATACTTAGATTTTGATATTTCAAAAAGTCAAATAAATATGCTAAGAGACGTAATCGCTTCTGGCGATGAAATAACTGGAAATCTCTTCACAAGAGAATATTATACATCAAGTTATTCAAACGGGAAACTAACAAGAAACTAATATGATACAGACTGGATTTGAATCTAGAGTTAAGGTTCAACAAATTATTGAGAGCCAACTTCCAAGTTTTATATTGGATGAAAATCCAAACGTATCTGAATTTTTAAAACAATATTACATATCTCAAGAGTATCAAGGCGGTCCAATAGATATTGCTGAAAACCTTGACCAATATCTCAAAGTAGATAATTTAACTCCAGAAGTTGTTGTAGGTTTTACAACATTATCTGCACCAATAGAGAAAGATGATACTGAAGTCTTTGTTTCTAACACCAAAGGATTTCCAAACGAATATGGTCTTTTGAAAATTGATGATGAAATAATCACATATACAGGAAAAACTTCAACATCATTCACAGGATGTATTCGTGGTTTTAGTGGGATTACTGCATATAGTCAAGATTTAAATCGGGAAGATTTAGTATTTTCCGAAAGCAATAAAGCACTCCACAACTCAGAATCTAAAGTAGAGAATTTAAGTTCTCTATTTCTAAAACAATTCTATGAAAAAATAAAATATACTTTAACAAATCAATTACAAAAAACAAATTTTACTTCTGATTTAAATGTAGGAACATTTTTGAAAGAAGCAACGTCTCTTTACAAATCAAAGGGAACAAACGAATCTTTTAGAATTTTATTTAATGTTCTCTATGGAGAAACACCAAAAATTGTAAATTTAGAGGATTACTTATTAAAACCCTCATATTCGGAATATTTAAGAAGAGAAATAGCAATAGCAGAAGTATTAACAGAAAATTCAAATCCACTAAATTTAGTGGGACAAACTATAAAGAAAAGTACAGATGATCAAACGAGTGCTTCGATTTCTGAAATAGAACCTTTTACAAGGAATTCTATTACTTATTATAGATTATCTCTTTTTATTGGAAATAGTTTACCAACAGCTGTTGAGGGAAATTTTGTAATAACTCCCAATACAAAAACAACACTATCTTCATCAATTGGATCTAAGGTAATTACCGTAGACTCTACGATTGGTTTTTCTGATTCTGGAACAATAACAATTGGAAATAATAAAATTTCATATACAGGAAAAACTATCAATCAATTTTTAGGATGTTCTGGAATAGAAGTAGAGATTGAAAAGAATACTGCAGTTACATCTGATGAAACATATTATGGATATGAAAATGGAGATTTGAATAAAAAAGTAGAATTAAAAATACTTGGTATTCTTTCAAATCTTAAAAATGAAAAAATTATTGTTTCTGAAGGTGATTTAATATCTATAAAACATCTTGGAAGGTCTATTTCTAATCCTGATAGTAAAACATACGAAGAGATATTTGCAAACTCTTGGATTTATAATACATCATCAAGTTATGATGTAAAATCTCTTGGTTCAAATATCGTTTTAGGAAGCGATGTAGATAAATCCAGTTTGAAAATAGGTGATAGGGTAGAATTAGTAAACCGTTTCTCAAAAAACATTGTATTTGATTTTGATAATCCTTATGTTAATAATATTGTTTCTGATAGCATAGTTGGAGTTGCTGGATCTTTTCAGGCATCAGATTCTGATGGTGAACAATATAGTTTACGTAGAATAATTAATACAGCAAATAGTAACGGTGCTCCAATAGAATTTGGAAACAATGTAGTATTTTCGGATATTCAAAATTTATATACTGATAATACAGGTTACGCTTATGTTGCATCAAACTCATTACCTTCTGGGGAAATAGATGGTAGTGATGCTAATAGAAATAATTACAGATATAATATAATAAAGGCACTGAATAAATTTACTATAAATTCTGAAGCAAACTTATTTGATAAAGACAGTAATGATTATTATTCTGAAATAGGTTCAGATTCTAATGTTCCCTTCATTACTGGCGATTTAGTTTACTATCAACCACTCACTGCTCCTTTAGTTGGATTAGAAACTGGATCTTACTATGTTGAAGTTTTATCAGATCCAAAGAAAATAAAACTTTACACAACTAACGAATTAGTAGGAACTTCCAATTTTGTTAAAGTTGCAGTACCTGAGTATGAATTTGGAGAACATTCATTTATATTATATTCACAAAGAGAAGGTGAAATTGGTGTTCAGAAAATATTAAAAAAATTCCCACTTAATACTAAAATAGAAGGACCAGGAAAATCTACTATTCCAGGAACTTCTAGTGGAATGTTGATTAATGGTGTTGAAATTAGTAATTATAAATCTTTGGATAAGGTTTATTATGGTCCTGTTGATTCCATCTCTATATTGAATGGTGGAAAAAATTATGATGTTGTGAATTTGCCATTGATTGATATTTCTTCAGATACTGGAATTAATGCTAAAGTACAACCAGTAATTTCAGGAACGATAGAAGAGATATATGTAGATTATCAGGATTATGATATTGATAAAGTCTTATCAATTGATATTAGTGGAGGAAATGGATCTAATGTAGTAGTCGAACCTATTTTAGTAAAAAGAAACAGAGAGGTTTCATTTGACGGGAGAATAGTTTTAGATTCTGGAGGAATAGGGACTGCAACGAATACGATTAAATTTACACAAGAGCATAATTTTAAGGATGGTCAAGAAGTTGTATACAATTCTAATGGTAATGATAATTTAGTAATTGGAATAGGAACTTCTACCACCTTACTTAATAATAATTCCTATTTTGTTAGAGTCGAGAATAACACCACAATTTCACTATTTGAAACTATTTCAGATTATAATTTGGGAAATGCAATTGGTTTTTCTACAGGAACAAATGGAATCCATAAATTTAGAACAATTGATTTTAAAAATACACTATCCGAAATAAAAGTAATAGATGGTGGCACTTTCACCAATAGAAAATTAATTCTTTCTCAATCAGGAATTTCAACAATAACTGATTCATTTATCTTTGAAAATCATGGATTTAATGATAGAGATTTAGTAGAATATGACTACGAAACTGCACCAATAACTGGAATTTCTACGGATAAACAGTATTTTGTATTGAAGGTAGATGAAAATACATTTAAAATTTGTGATGCCGGTATTGGTGGAACAAATACCTCAAATTACGATAGAAAGAATTATATTAAATTTTCTAATACTGGTTCTGGTTATCAATATTTTAAATACCCTGATATAACAGTATCTGTTAAATATAACCCCGTGGGATTTTCAACAGATACACAAGTTTATGAGGAGTTAGTATGTACTCCAAAAGTAAGAGGTAGTATTGTAGATTTATACATTTATAACGGTGGGACAGGTTATGGAAGTACAATTATAAATTATGAGAAGTCCCCATCTATATCAATAAAATCTGGAAAAGATGCTTATATAGTTCCATTTATAGTTAATGGTCAAATTGACACCGTTCAAATTGAATCTGGTGGAAGTGAGTATTATTCAGTTCCAGATTTGGTAGTAGTTGATAATACTGGTGCCGGAACTGGAGCCAATTTAAGACCTATTATTACAAATGGTATTATTAGTGATGTTCAAATAATAAATCCAGGGATAGGATATTCTACTTCTACAAAAATTGCTGTTCGCTCCGCTGGATCTGACGCAGTATTTGATGCGAAAGTAAGATCTTTAACTGTAAACAATGTAAATAAATTAGGAACAGAGATATTACAAAAATCTAATAACAAATTAAAATACACAGTATCAGGGTACTTTGATAAAGTAAGAACATCGTTTGGAGAAAGTCTACCAAATGCAGCAAGTCCAAAAGTGTCGGGTATTATTGGATGGGCATATGATGGAAATCCAATATATGGACCTTTTGGTTATTCGGATCCAGAAGATGAAACTTCTACCATAAAATTAATTTCATCTGGATATCAGGTTAATACATCAAACATTTTTGATAGACCATCAGGTTTTGGTGGTGGATTCTTCGTAGAAGATTATCAGTTTACAAATAATGGTGACCTTGATGATAAAAATGGCAGATTTACGAAGACAAAAGAATTTCCAAATGGAGTTTATGCTTACGTTGCTTGTATCGATTCTTCTGGAGATCCAGTATTCCCATATTTTATAGGAAATGACTACAAATCAAAAACTTTAGAAGAAAATGTAACTTTAAATCAATCATATGATTTCAAGTCTTCTAATCTTTTAAGAAATACTTTCCCATATAAAGTATCTGATCTTGGTGCAGGATATGATTATATTGTAGAAATTGATGAAATTTTAAAACAGAGAATTGTTGCTAGATCTGTAAATTCTGGTTCTGTTGATGATTTTGAAATTATATCTGGTGGAACTGGATATAAAGTTGGTGATTCTTTGGTTTTCAATAATGATGAAACTGGTGGTGGATTAAATGCAAAAGTATCATCTATCGATGGAAAAGAAATTGTTAATATAGTTACGGATACTCTTTCATATGATAATGCCATTTTTACATGGAATTACAATAATGGTGTTAAAATAAAAATCAGTCCAAATCATAATCTAAATGATCGTGACTATGTTTATATTTCTGGACTATCTTCCAGTATTTCATCATTGAATGGACTTCACGAAATAAAAGTTTTATCAAATAATACTAAATTAATTTCTAATGTTGATAGTGCAACAAGTATTGGTGGAACCGAAATTTATGTTTCTAATATCCCCTCCAACTTATCTATTGGAAGTAGTATCGGTATAGGCACCGAAAATTTGAAAGTATTGAATATATACGAAGAAAAAAATGTACTTAGAGTAGAAAGAGGTTTAACAGGAACATCTCACACAGCAAATTCGACTGTCACATTTTTACCTGACAATATTATAGTTTCAAAATTTGTAGATTATTTTGATTCTACTATTAATGATAAAGTATATTTTAATGCTCAAGAATCTGTTGGGTTTGGTACAATAGTTGGACTATCAACTTCTAACCAGTTTTATTTTGGATCAACTCTAGAATCTATAAGCGTTCCTTCAAAATCAATATATTTAAAAAATCATCCTTTCACAAATAATCAACAGATAGTTTATACTAATCCTGGAAATAATATTTCAATTTCAACTGATGGGATTAATCTTATTCCTGGTGGTCTTCCATCAAATTTATTTGTTGTAAACAAAGGAAAAGATCTGATAGGATTAAAAACGGCAGTAGATTCATCTGAATTATTTTTCCATTATGCAACAAATTTGGATAATGATTTATATCTCTTAGAATCTTCTTATAATCAGATAACAGGAAGTGTATCTAGAATAAAATCTACAGTTTCAGTTTCGACTTATCATGGAATGAGTGTTGGCGATTCTGTTACACTTACGGTTACTCCGAACTTATCTGTAGGAATAGGAACTTCAACGGCAATCAGGGTCTTGAGAGATTCTGCAACAGAAAAAATTCTAATTAACCCAATAGGATTTAGTTCTACAGGTATAAACACCAATACCAATACAATAAATTTAGTAAATCATGGATTAGAAACAGGAGATAAAGTAAAATATTCTTCTGATGTCATTCCTGATGGTTTAAATACTGATGATTTAGAATTTTTCATCTTTAAACTAGATGAAAATAATATTAAATTGTGTCAAACATATATTGATTCTAAAACTTCCCCACCAACTGTAATAGGAATAGGAAGTACAGGTGGTGTGACACAATCAATATCAAAAATAAATCCACAATTATACATTGTAAAAAATAACAATGTAGCATTTGATTTGTCAGATTCCTCTGTTTCGGGATATAATTTTAAAGTTTATTTTGATAATGAATTTAAAAACGAATTTGTTTCGACTGGTTCCACATCGGGATTTAACATTTCTAAAGTTGGAACTGCCCTTACAATTTCTTATGATTTAAACATCCCTCAAAAACTTTATTATGCATTAGAAAAATCTGGATACATATCTACATCAGACAAAGAAGTTGAAAATTATTCGGAATTACTATTTGATAATAGTTATTATAATGGTCAATATAATGTTGTTTCAATTGGACTTACAACTTTTGATATAGTTTTAAAAAATAATCCAGAAAGAACAGAATATAATAAAAATGACTGTAATGTACTGAAATATACAACATCTTCAACAAATTCTACAGGTTCTATAAACAAGATAAACATTCTTTCTGGTGGAGTTGGATATAAGAAATTACCATCATTATCAAATATAACCACAAACGAAGGTTTATTTGCCAATGTAGTACCAAAATCAAAAACCATAGGATCGCTGAAAGAGATCGATATAAAAAACGATCAATTTGCATATCCATCAGATCCAACTTTAAAACCATCAGCAAATATCTCTCCAATTATATTAACCAAAGATTCCAATACTATAAAATCTGTTGACGTTTTAGATGGTGGAACTGGATATTTCTCTATTCCAGATGTATTAATTGTAAATGAACAGACTGGGAAATTAATAAATTATGGAGTTTTTGAATTGGAGATGAATTCTGGTTCTATTCAATTTGTAAATGTTGTAGATGAACCAAAAGGTATACCAGATTCAACAATCAAATTAGTAACTGTCAATAATGGCAATGGAATTACAATCCAAAGGGTTGATTCATCATCGACTGGAATATTTACATGTTCAGTTACAAAACCATCACAAGAGTACTATTTTAATCCCGGAGATCAAGTTTTTATAGAGGGTATTCAAAAACAGAATGAAGACGGTTCTGGATTCAACTCCGAAGATTATGGATATACATTCTTAACAGTAGATTCGTATGTTACATCTAGTCCATATGACCTAGTAACTATTAACGTTAGTGGATTAACTACAAATACTGGTATAGCAAAAACAATCCAAGAAGGTTCTGGAATTTTGATTGATAAGGATGATTATCCCACCTTTAAAATAAACACCGAAAAATCGACTTTTTTGATAGGTGAAAGACTAACTTTGAGTGATGGAACTGATATAGGATTAGTACTTAATAGTTTTGACGGTTATTATTTGAAAGTGACTAATAGTGGCTCATACACTTTAAAGGTGGGTGATACACTTGTAGGAGCACAAAGTGGATCAATATTGTCAATCCAGTCAATAATAGAAAACAATGGTGTTTTTGATATCAGTTATTCATCAATAACCCAGTTAGGGTGGAATGATAATATTGGAGAATTAAACTCAGATTATCAAGTTACTTCAGATAATGATTATTATCAAAATCTATCATATACAGTAAAAAGCAGTAAAGAGTACAATGTATTAGAGTCTCCAGTTTTTAGCAATCTTCATATAAGTGGGACAAAGAATTTTGCTGACACTCAGATTGAAAAAGAAGTTTCCTTTGCTGGAGTTGGATCGGATAATGTTAGTATATCTTTATATAATGTTATAGAAGAAAAACGTGTTGATACTATAAACAATTATGATTTTGTTAGAGATTATAACGTTATAGAGGGATCATCAAAAATTATACAACTTCAAAATAAGAGACTTGTTGATTCCTTCTTCTTCAATAGTGTTGCGACAAAAGTTTTGACTGTCGATGACATTAGCAATCAATTTTCATATTTTGAAGATTCTCCCAATGAATTTACAAATCTACTTAAATTAGACTCTAATTCAGATTATTACAATTACATTATTAGAGTTTCTAGCGAAGATTTTAGTGAAATACAATTAACCGAAATAGTTATTTTAAATGATGGAACGAATAGTTTTATAGTTCAAAAAGGCAACGTCTTTAATTCCGATCAAGAATATGGATCTTATAGCATTTATACTGATGAGTTTGAAGATTCTTACTTTGCATTTACACCAGTAGATCCATATGACACTAATTATGATTTAAAAATAATCAGAACAGAATTTACATCTTCTTCTGCTGGAATTGGATCAACTTCTTTAGGATTTGTTGATTTGATTAGTTCAATTGGTATAGCAACACCTGGAGTCACAACATCTATTGTAAGTTTAGATTCAAATAACTTTGAATCATTATATGCAAATATTCAAGTAATTGATTCTACTGTTGGTAATATAAACTTTGTCGAAATATATTTAACTCATGATGGTACAAATACATTTTTATCGGAGTACTATATTGACTCCGAATTCCAAACTTTTAGTTTGTCGAATAATTTTATAGGATCATTTAGTTCCAATATATCTGGAGGAATATTATCATTAAATTATACAAATACAAGTGAAGCATCTCTTAACAGAATCAAATCTAATATAGTTGGATTTGGCTCTACAAACATCATTGGAGTTGGAAATACTTATAGATTTAAGAGTGAAGATCAATTTGACGAATCTGAAAGGAGTGTCATTTACCAGTCGAATTACTCTGTTACTGGCACAGGAACGACTGCTTTAGTTTCTTTAGATAAGAATAAGTTCAATTCCGCAAAATCTTTGGTAGAAGTTAGTATTGGATCTACAAAGGCTATACATCAAGTAATGATTATTCATGATGATTTTGATGCATACATTCAACAATCTGCTTTATTATCTGTAAGTGGAATTTCTACATTTGATGGTGCCCTTGGAATTGGAACATTTGGTGCAGACAATTCGGCATCAACATTCGATCTAACCTTTACTGCAGATCCAGAATATGCTTCCTATGATATACAATTAACAGCGTTTACTCAATCTTTCTATGATGAAATTGATGCTATTAATGATCCATTGCCTTTAGAATATGGAGATTTAAAACAAATTGTAGATCTTGCATTTTATGATGCAATTAATGGAGACAGAATTAATAAAACTAAATTTGAATTATTATCAAATAAAGTTCAAATATTCAAAAAAGTATTTAATCCACAAAATTCGAGTGTTTTAACTCCAAATACAGGGACTTTTAATATAAAAAATCACTTTTTCAGAAACAATGAAGAGTTGATTTATACACCTAAGTCTTCTATTGTTGGATTAGCAACAACAGCAATGACTTACAATGATGGATCTATAACTGGACTTCTTCCATCTAGAGTATTTGCTATCGTTTCCAGTGAAGATAGTTTCCAAATATCTACAGTTAGTGGTAGTTCTACCCCAGTTACATTTGATGATTTGGGTGGTGGAAATATTCATCAATTTGAAATGTATGAAAAAAATAGTAAAACAATAGTTGTTATAGATGATTTAATTCAACATCCATTAAGTTTTTCTGGATTTAGTCATCAACTGACAAATTCAATTGGATCTGGAACAACATTTTTTGAAGTTTCTGGAATATCTTCTATTAGACCTGCTGATATTTTAAAAATAGATGATGAATTTGCAAATGTAGTTAATGTTGGATTGGGAACTTCATCATCTGGACCAATAACAAACTTTGGTACTTTTAACCTTGTTCAAACTGAAAGAGGTTTTGTTGGTTCTTCTGCAGAATCTCATTCATCATCAACAGTTGTTGATATTTACAGAGGAGCATTTAATATTGTAGACAATCAAATTAATTTCACAAATCCACCAAGAGGAAATCCTCAAATTGATAAAACACCAGCGAATTTGGATTATGAAACATCTACATTTAATGCTAGAGTATTTTTGAGATCTGATTATACTAATAATAAAATTTATGATGATGTTTCGAATGAATTTAATGGAATTGGAAGAACTTTTACACTTAAAGTTGGTGGAGCAAATACTTCTGGAATTGGCACAGAGGGATCCAATGGGTTAATTTTAATTAATGGAATATTCCAGCAACCATCTACAAAAAATAATCCTTTTGGAAACTTTAGTGTAGAAGAAATAACATCTCCATATCCTGGAATAACAACTGTAGTATTTTCTGGAATAACAGAACCAGATTCTGATCCGGTTGTTTATTATTCTTCAGAAAATGATATTAATATAAATGAGACTCCAAGAGGTGGTATTATCGTCTCATATGGTTCTACCCCTGGTCTTGGGTTTGCACCACTTGTAGGGGCATCTTTGACTGCCACAGTTGGATCTGGAACTATCACAGGAATAACTACTATATCACCAGGATCTGGATACAATGGTTTAACTTCTATCGGTGTTAGTATTTACGAAGAAGGTCATTCTGGAACACCAGCATCAATAACCGCTTCTATTGGTGTTGGAGGAACTCTATCTTTCAACCTTGTTAGTGGTGGAACAGGATACACAAATCCAACAGTTTTTGTGTCTGAACCATCATATGAAAATTTACCTGTTGTTGGTATTTCAAGACTCGGTATTGGATCAACAACTACTACAGGAATAGGACTTTCGATAAGTCTTAAAGTTGCTCCTATAGGACTTAGTAGTTACTTTGGAGTAAGTGAGTTTGATATCACTAAGTCTGGATATAGTTTCCAAAGAGGGGATGTATTTAAACCAATAGGATTAGTAACTGATTCTTCACTATCATCACCAATACATGATTTTGAGATTACTGTAGTGGATACGTACTCAGATAAGTTTTCATCTTGGGATTTTGGAAAATTGGATTTTGTAGACTCTATATCAGATTACCAGGACGGTGAGAGAGTTACTTTCCCACTATTTTATAATGGAGAAACTAGGAGTTTTGAAACACCTATAGATGCTGGTTTTGATCTTACAAACAATCTCATAATATTCATCAATGGTATTTTACAAGAACCAGGAAAATCATACATCTTCGGTGGTGGAACATCAATTCAATTTACAAAACCACCACTAAAAGACGATATAATATCAATTTACTTCTACAAAGGTTTAGATGCCGACGTTATATCTAGTGATATAATTACAACTATTGAAAAAGGAGATGTTGTTAGGAAGGATGGACAAGATTCTAGAACTGTTACTGATTTGTCTTTCTCAGACAGATTTGAAACTGAAATATACACTAAATCGAACGTAGATGATGTAACTTGGAGGACTTTATCATGGACTAAGCAAAAAACTGATAAAAAAATTAATGGTGAAATAGTTTCTAAATCTAGAGATTCTTTGAAATCCCTCATAGTTCCATCAGCAAAAATTATAAGTGATGTTTCAACAACGGATAAAGAAATATTTGTTGACGATATTACCTTATTTGAATATGAATCTCCAAACGTAGATCCATTTAATGCTTTGATTGTTGATCAGGTTAATGTTGGAGTCGGATCTACGTCTCAAGTAAATTATGTAGAATTTATATCAAACTTTAGATTTATTAACGGAACATCTAACAATATTACTGGAATAGCGTCTACAAGTACACCTTCTTTAGGAATTGAATTCACTTTAGAAGATGTTACTGACTTAGTTTCTGGATATCCAATTTATATTACGGACACCCGAGTTGGTTCTGGAGTTACTTCTATTATTTCTAATGATTCCGAAGTTGTTGGAATAGGTACAGTTTATCTTGACAACATATACATTGTTGATAGAGTATCAACTACATTAGGAACTGTTGGTATTATCACTTGTCTTGTTGATTCAAATTCAAATCTTTCTGGAATTGATACTAGTGGGACAATTGTTGGAAAATATTCTTGGGGCAGATTATCCAATACAATAGATCTTTCGAGGGCATCAAATCCAATTTCCATTGGAGTAACTGGAAGAGTTGTTTCTGGATTGGCGACATATCCAATCTTGATGAGAAGAAATGGAGACACTACCCTAAGATCCACTGGGGCGATATATGAAATTTAGACTTATAAATATCTAAAAAACTATTAATATGTCTGCTTTAGTAACAGATCAATTTAGAATATCTAATGCGAGTAATTTTATAGATTCTGTTTCTGACGAAAATAATTCGTATTATGTCTTTTTGGGTCTACCAAATCCAACAGAAGTTGGATTTGGTAGAACTAGTACATGGAATAATACAAATGGTTCTCCAAATCCAACGGATAATTTTCAATACCTTTCACATTATAGAGATACTGGATTATTTGGAAAAAGAGTAACCTCCCAAAACATTAGAAGAGTTATAAGAAAAATACAGTGGGAAACAAACACAACCTATGAAATGTATAGGCATGATTATAGTGCTGTAAATCAAACTCCAAGTTCAAAATCTTTACGTTTATATGATTCAAACTATTATGTAGTTAATAGTGATTTTAGAGTATATGTGTGTATTGATAATGGATCTAGTGGATCAAATTTGAAAGGTAATAGATCTACCTCAGAACCATCGTCAACAGATTTAGCTCCATTTTCACCAGGTTCTGATGGTTATAGTTGGAAATACTTGTTCACGATTTCCCCATCTGACATTATTAAATTTGATTCGACAGAATATATTGTTCTTCCAAATGATTGGGAAACATCAACTGACCCAGAAATATCTAGAGTAAGAGATTCTGCAGATTCTGAAGTAAACGAAAATCAAATTAAAAAAGTTTATATTGAATCTGGCGGAACTAGTGGATATACTAGCGGCACTTATGATATTATTGGTGATGGAACTGGCGCAAAAGTTCAAGTAACTGCGGTAAATGGAGTAATCACTGACACTGTAGTTATTTCGGGTGGTAAGGGTTATACTTGGGGTGTTGTTGATCTTAAAAGAACAGGAACAATAGAACAACCAGGAGCAAAATTGATACCAATAATCCCACCATCTCGTGGACATGGGTATGACCTTTATAAAGAACTGGGCGCAGATAGAGTGATGGTGTATTCCAGATTTGATGACTCTACAAGAGATTTTCCTACAAACACCAAATTTTCACAAGTTGGAATTTTAAAAGATCCAAAAGAATATGCATCTTTAAGTACAAATTATAATGGATCTACTTATTCTGCATTATATTCCTTAAAATTGGATGATGCATATGCAGGAACTCCATCTGTTGGCGAAGAAATGACCCAAGAACAATCTTCAACAACTTTTGCGAGGGGTTATGTTGCATCTTACGATTCAACGACAAAAGTTTTGAAATATTATAGAGACAGATCTCTAAATTTCAGCAATTCATATGATCAAAATGATGCCAATGATGTTCAACTGAAATCAAAGGTAATTGATTTTAGTTCAACATTTTCAGTACAATTCTCAGTTTCACCTAGTGCCAATATTAATTCTTCATTTAATGGAAGTAGTGCTGCAGGAGTTGATTTGGGAATAACCTTTACATCAGGTCTTGCCTATCCAGAGATAAATAAAAAGACGGGTGATGTTATTTACATTGATAATAGACCTATTGTAGAAAGAAACATCAGACAAAAAGAAGACATTAAAATCATTCTGGAATTTTAAAAAAGATGGCACAAAAAACAAATTTAAACGTCAATCCATATTTTGATGATTTTGATTCACAAAAAAATTTTTACAAGGTCTTATTCAAACCAGGTTTTCCAGTTCAAGCTAGAGAACTGACGACTTTACAATCGATTATACAAAATCAAGTCCAGTCATTTGGAAGTTATATTTTTAAAGATGGAACGGTAGTTAGTCCAGGAAATATTACTTATGATGGACAATTTTATGCAGTAAAGTTAAATTCTTCCAATTTTGGCATAGAAATATCATTATACATTGAAAATTTTATAGGTAAAAAAATAACAGGACAAACTTCAGGATCAACTGCAACTATTGATTATGTTGCTTTTCCTGAGGATTCTTCGGAAGTTGAGGATGTAACAATTTATGTAAAATATAAAGATTCTAATAATAATTTCAACTTTGATGTGTTCGAAGATGGAGAAACATTAATTTGCGATGAGAATGTTGTATATGGAAATACAACAATTACTGCAGGAACGCCATTTGCATCACTAATACAATCAAATGCAACTTCCATTGGATCTGCAGCATCTATTGGCGAAGGGATTTACTTTGTTAGGGGATTTTTTGCAGAAGTTTCTAAACAAACATTAATTTTAGATTACTATACTAATACTCCATCATATAGAGTTGGATTAAAAGTTGAAGAATTAATTATAAACGCAAAGGACGATTCTTCATTATATGATAATGCTAAAGGATTTTCTAATTATGCTGCTCCCGGAGCAGATAGATTAAAAATAAATCTTACTTTAACAAAAAAATTAATTTCAGACACCAATGATACTGATTTTATAGAACTTCTCAGAGTATCAGATGGTAAAATTAAAAGGATAGAATCCAAATCAGAACTTTCCAGACTCGGTGATTATTTTGCAGAAAGAACTTATGAAGAATCTGGACATTATGCATTAGAAAATTTTGATGTTTCACTTCATAATTCTTTAAATGATAAACTTGGTAATGATGGATTATTTTTTGATACACAATTCACCGATCAACAAAATGACCCATCTGATAATTTAATGTGTGTAAAAGTTTCTCCTGGAGAAGCATACGTTGGTGGTTATAACATAGAAAAAACCGTAGGAACAATATTAGACGTAGAAAAACCAAGAGATACTGAAACTATACCTACTGCGAACGTTCCTTTTGAGATGGGAAACCGTCTAATAGTAAATAATGTAACTGGAACCCCAAAGCAAAAGGAAGCAGTAGATCTTTATAATCAATTTGCTGGAGCAGGAACTAAAATTGGTGATGCGAGAGTTTATACATTCAATTTATCAGGAACCGCTTATTCTGGAGATTCTACAAATTGGGATTTATATCTCTATGATGTTCAAACATATACTACATTAACATTAAACACTCCCGTATCTGGTTTAAGTTTAGCAACCTCATCTTACATAAAAGGAAAAAATAGTGGTGCTAGTGGATATGCGGTGAGTGCTGGAAGTGGTAATTCTGTAAGTATTAGACAGACTTCTGGAAATTTCTCTGTAGGTGAGCAACTTATTGTTAATGGCATTGAAGTTTCTGCTACTGCAACTTCCATAACAGTATATGGAACCAGAGACATTAAATCGGCAAAACAAGTATCTCCATTTGGACAATCGGATTTTGTGGCAGATTCATTTTTGAATAGACTTAGTTTACCGAATGGTATAGTTGGTGGAACAATTAGTGGAGGGAATACTTTAGAAAGTCCAGGAAAGTCTTTTGTTGGTGTAAAAGTTAATGATATTATTAGATATCAAACTGGGACTGGAGATGAAACTTTCAATAGAGTAACAGCGGTAAATACAACATCATTAACAATAACATCATTGACAGATGTTCCTGGTGTTTATCAAGGTACAGTTGCTAATGGTACATATTCATCAATTCAATTGGGAGTACCAATTTTAAGAAATCAAGAAAAAGGATATCTTTATGCAGAACTTCCAGATTCTAATATTGAATCAGTAAATCTTTCTGGTTCTACTTTGGAAATATCAGAACACTCCAGTCTTGTAGACACTTCATCTGGATCCGTCACCGTAACATTATCAGAAATTTCTGGAATAACAAGTGCTTTCTTTAAAGGTTTTGATGAAGAAAGATATTCCGTACATTACTCCAATGGTGGAATTGGGACAGTAACATCAGATTCTTTCAGTCTTTCCAATAACCAAGTTACAATAAAAGGTCTTGCTGGTGGAACTACTAATTCTATTGTAAATACCACTTTGATTAAAAACGGAATTCAAAGTAAGGTAAAAGAATATACTAGAAGTTCGACATTAGATGTCATTTATTCTAAGTATGAGCAATCCGGTTCTAATGCTAATAATTCCATTAACGACGGATTAACATATAATGCTAATTATGGTCTTAGAGTTCAAGATGAAGAAATTTGTTTAACATGGCCAGATGTAGTTAAAGTAATTGCAATTTATGAATCAACCACTGCTTCAGCACCAGTTTTAGATAAACTTCAGTTTGCTGATTCATCTATTGTATCAAATTCAATTATAGGTGAAAATATTCTTAGTTCTTCTAATAATACTGTTGCCAGAGTAGTATCAAAACCAACAGCCTTTACGTTAGAAGTTGTTTTCTTAAATTCTAGTAGATTTATTACAGGTCAATTAGTAGAATTTGAAGAAAGCAATTTGTCTGCAAATATTCAATCAATCACACCTGGAAATTATAAAGATATAACAGGAACTTTCTCTCTGGACAAGGGGCAAAAAGATCAATATTATGACTATTCAAAAATAGTGAGAAATTTAAATACTCCAATCCCATCAAAGAGACTAAAAATTGTATTTGATCATTATACAGTTCCATCTTCTGATAATGGTGATGTTTACACTGTTCTCAGTTATGATAAAAATAGATTTGCTCAAGATATACCACAAATTGGTCCAAGAAAAATAAGAGCATCCGACACTCTAGATTTTAGACCAAGAGTTTCTCAATTTACTGTTACAAATAAATCACCATTTGATTTTGATTCAAGATCCTTTGGAACTTTGCCAAAATTAATTTTAAAACCAAAGGAAGAATCTTTAATAGGATATACTTATTACTTGCCAAGAATAGATAAAATTTTATTGGATGCATTTGGCAATTTTGTTATACAAAAAGGTATATCGGAAAGAAGACCAAAAGAACCTACAAATTTGAATCCAAATCAGTTGATGGATTTGGCCACTATTACTTTACCAGCATATCTCTATAATCCAAATGATGCAGTTGTAAAATTAGTTGACAATAGAAGATATACTATGAGGGATATTGGAAAACTTGAAGATAGGATTGAAACTCTAGAAAGAATAACTTCACTCTCATTATTAGAACTTAACACATCAACTTTGCAAGTTCAAGATGTTGAAGGAAACGATAGATTTAAAACAGGATTTTTTGCAGATGACTTTAAAGATAATTCTTTCATCAATATAGACGTATCATCAATTCAAGTGGATGAGGAGAATAGCGAATTACAATCAATTACTAGTAGAAATACATTAAAGAGTAAAATTGCTCCTTCAGAAATAATTAGTGATCAAAATTTAGATTTTTCTGATAATTTTGAACTTTTGGATTCAAATGTTCAAAAAACTGGAAGTGCAATCACATTAAAATATGATAGTGTTGGGTGGATTCAACAGCCACTAGCAACAAAAGTGGAAAATGTAAATCCTTTCCATGTTATTTCATATAATGGATTTGTGAAGTTATCTCCATCCAGTGATAGTTGGTTAAGAACAATTAGAAGAGATGCAACTTTCTCTGCAGAAACTAGGCGAGTAGCCAATGCAAGTCTCCAGGGTCAAACAAGAGTTACAGTTACTTCTCGTGATGTTATTCTCTCTTCTGGAAGAGAATCTTATATGCGTTCCAGAAATACACAATTTTTTGCCAATAATTTAAAACCCCTTACAAGATTTTATCAGTTTTTTGATGGAAATGGTAGTGTAGATTTTGTACCCAAACTTATTGAAATTGCAACAGATGATACACTTGCAACATATGGATCTACTGGATCATTTGTAGTTGGTGAAACTGTAATTGGATATGGTTCTAATGGTCTTCCAACAATTAGATTTAGAACTGCAACAGGAAATCATAAGACCGGATCACATAAAGTTCCAAAAACAACATTCAACATTAACCCATATGTTAAATCAGAAAATTTATCTTCTACTTACAGTCAATCTTCAAAAGTAATAAATGTTGATACACTTGCACTTGCTGAGGAAGCACAAGGAAGGTATTATGGATGGGTTGATGTTGGAACTAAGTTAGTTGGACAAACAAGTGGAGCAGTTGCTTATGTAAAAGATCTTCGTCTTATAAGTGATAATTATGGAGATTTGCTTGGGACTTTCTTCCTTAAAGATCCAAATACAATACCAGCACCTAGTGTAAGGATTACAACAGGAACCAAAACTTATAAACTTACAAACAGTTCCACAAATGCTGCACCTCTTCCAGGAAGTAAATTACAATCAACGGCAGAAGTTTCGTATAGATCAACTGGAAGATTTGAGGTGCGTCAGCGTCAAACAACAAGAGTTACTACAAACTTCTATGATCCTTTAGCACAATCATTCAGTGTAGGTGGTAATATAGAAGCACCAGATGCTAATGGTTCCAACGATGATGAAAATGGAGTATTTTTAACTGCCGTAGATCTATTTTTTGCAACAAAACCTTCAGGAAATGATCCAGTAAGAATTGAAATTAGAACGGTAGAATTGGGAACTCCAACTAGAACGATAATTGGAAATCCAGTAACACTGAATCCATCTCAAGTAAATACCTCAACAACAGGAGAAGTAGCAACAACAGTTACTTTTGATTATCCAATATATCTTGCTCCTGGAGAAGAATATGCTGTTGTTGCTGTTGCAGAAACAACAGATGAATATGAATTGTGGATTGCTGAAATGGGTGAAAAAACTGTAAATACACAATCTTTGCCAAATTCAGAGTCTGTAATTTATTCTAAACAATTTGCCCTTGGAAGTCTGTTTAAATCTCAAAATGGTTCAATATGGACTGCAAATCAATATCAGGATTTGAAATTTAAGTTATATAAAGCAAAATTTACTTCAAATTCTGGCACAGCATTTTTCTACAATCCAACTCTAGATGAGAGTAATGGTTACGTTGAAACACTTGGGAATAATCCATTAACAACTTTGCCAAAGACTTTGACACTTGGAATAACAACAATAACAAATTCCATTGCTACTTCAGAATTAACAATTGGAAGAAAAATTTCAGGATCTAATGGATATGGTTATATTGTAGAAACAGGAAGTTCTGTAGTTCAATTGAACATTACTACGAATGGTACAAATTATCCCGATGGAACCATTTCTGATTTAGAAACAACCACTATCGTTGGAAACGGTTCTGGACTGAGATTGAGTCTAAATGTATCTAGTGGAGCAGTTACTGGAATCGCAGCAACAACTTCAGTTGGAAATGGATATCAAGTCGGTGATGTTGTAGGCGTAGTTACTACTTTAGGAAGAGATGCTACATTTACAATTGCTTCTATTTCTGGATTAGATACTCTGTATCTTTCTGGAGTTCAAGGAGAAAAAGGAGCATCCAAAACATTCCAAGTTGGTGCTGCTTTAAGTTACTATAATGATAGTGGAAGTATCGTTTCACTGGCATCTACAACTATCACTGATAGAACGGTAGAAGGCACAGGACTTAATTCTGGAACTTATATTGGTGTGAATCATTTTGATCATGGAATGTATTCTGGACTGGATAGTGTAGTAATTAACAATATTGAACCAAATACTGCTCCCACAACTTTGGATGTTGCACTATCTATTGATGAAACATCAACTATAAGTGTTGCAAGCACTACTGGGTTTGAAACATTCGAAGGTCAAAGAGTTTCTGGATCTTATCCTGGATATGTTTTGATAGGTGATGAAATTATTGAATATAATTCTGTTGGATCTGGAACTCTTAGTATATCTGGTTCTGGAAGATCTAAAGACTCTACAAAATCACAACCACACGCAGTTAATAGTAGAGTATATAAGTATGAATTGAATGGTGTTTCCTTAAGAAGAATAAATGGTGTGGAACACACTGTCAGTACGTTACAAAACACTATAGATGGATATAATATAGAAATTGATATGTCTAAAAATGGTTTGGATAGATCGAGTGATGGTGCAACTCCAGGAACAACAAAATTAGCATTTAATGACTTGCAATTCCTAGGAGGATTAAACTGTACCGCTTCAGAAAATATTCAATTTAATGAAATAATTCCATATTATGATGTTCTTACACCTAGTTCTTTGACAAATGTTAGTGCATCAGTAAGAACTGTGACTGGTAGAAGTGTTAATGGCAGTGAAACACCATTTATAGATAATGGATTTGAAACTGTACAATTGAATGAAGTTAACAGATTAAATTCTGTGAGAATGGTTGCTTCTAGTGTAAATGAAACTAACAAACTCTCATCTCTACCAAGAAACAAGTCCCTTACAACAGGAGTTGTACTGAATACTTCTGATGAAAATCTATCGCCAATAATTTATACTGATGCTTGTACAACGGAGTTTAGATTGAGTAGACTGAATAGTCCAATATCAGATTATTCAACAGATAATCGTGTAAATTCCTTAGATTTTGATCCACATTCAGCAGTTTATGTTTCAAACACCATAAACTTAACTCAAGCAGCAACATCACTTAAAGTAATACTCGCAGCCTATAGACATGAAAGTGCAGATTTTAGAGTTCTCTATAGTTTAATTAGATCTGATTCTGGAGAAATACAACAAGAGTTTGAATTATTCCCAGGATATAATAATCTCAAACTTACTACTAATGGTTTAGAGATTATTGACGTAGCAAATAATGATGGCAGACCGGATGTCTTTATACCTGCAAGTTTGGATAATCAATTCTTAGAATATGAATATACTGTAGATAATTTAGATCTATTTACTGGTTTTAGAATAAAAATTGTAATGTCGGGAACTAATCAAGCATACCCACCAAGAATTAAAGATCTAAGAGCTATTGCACTTGCATGATAAGAGTAGAAGGACAAAAAAATCTCTATAGAGATGAGAAAAGTGGTGCCATAATTAATTGTGACACCACTGCCTATAATAATTACTTGAATATAAAAAATCAAAAAGAACTACAAAAATCCGAAATAGAACAGATGAAGAATGATATTGAAGAAATAAAATCACTCCTGAAAAAATTTCTAGAAAAAAATTAATTTTCTATATCTGTCTTCATATAAATATCTATAGAAAACTCATATGCTCATCTGAATAATGGCAGTATTTGTATCTAATATAATAATTGAGCAAGGTTTTGATTTTGAAACTACTTTTGAATTGGCAGATACTTCTTCGGGAGATTTGTTAAATCTAACAGGATATAGCATAGAAAGTCAACTTAGAAAAACCTATACTAGTTCTACGTCAGTATCATTTGCTTCTACTGTAGTTTTACCAGAAAATACTGGAATGGTTAGAATTTCATTGGGATCTACTGAAACAATATCATTAAAACCAGGAAGATATGTTTATGATGTACAATTGATTAATAATTCTGGTGTAAAATCAAAAGCTGTAGAAGGTGCTGCACTGGTTAGAGCAGGAGTCACCAGATAATGGCAACTATAAAAGCAAGGGTTGGATCGCAGAATGCAATTCGTGTATTATCTAATGCAACGTCTCCTCCCGCAAAATTAATAAATCTTGATGATGTTGATTCGACTTTCCAATCAGATGGATTAATATTAGTTTGGGATTTACCATCTAGACAATTTTTGATGACGAGTGTAATCGACTCATCATCAACTACAATAGAAGGTATTGCGTATTTTGAAAATACTGAAAATTCCTACTCACAAACAACTGGAGCAGTAATTGTTAGTGGTGGAGTTGGAATATCCAAAAATTTAAATGTTGGTTTGGGACTTACAGTAATAGGAGTATCTGTATTCAAATCTAATGTAGATATTGATGCTTCTCTTGACGTTTTAAACAGTTTAGTAGTAGGTGGTTCTACTGGACTCAATAGTGTTACTGTAAGTGGTCCAGTTACGATAGGTGATGATGTTGTCGTAAATGCCGATGTATCTATAGATGGAACTATATTTACAACTGATGGTTTATATTATGAAGTTGGCGATGTAAATGATCCTAATGGAATTGCATATTTTGATACTGCGGGCAAATTAATTACATCACCAAATACAGATAGTGCGGTTTCTTCTAGCAACTATATATTAACAACGGATAGTGTAACAACTTTACCAACTTGGACTACAACTATTGATGGGGGAGAATTCTAATGTCCAAACCAAGCACAAGACAAGAATTGGTTGATTACTGTCTTCGTAGATTGGGGGCTCCTGTATTAGAAATCAATGTTGATGACGAACAGATTGATGATCTGGTAGATGATACCCTTCAATATTTTAATGAACGTCATTATGATGGTGTTGAAAAAATGTATCTCAAATACAAAATAACTGAAGATGATGTTTCTAGGGGACGTGCAAAAGGAACAGACGGAGTTGGAATTGTAACTACAACAGCAACATCTACGGGAATTGCTGCAACTACGTTCAATTTTTACGAAACATCAAATTTTATACAGGTTCCAGATTCAGTAATAGGAATAGAAAAAATATTCAAATTTGATACTAGTTCAATTTCTGGTGGAATGTTTAGTATTAAATACCAATTATTTTTAAACGACTTATATTATTTCAACTCAGTTGAACTACTTCAATATGCAATGACCAAATCTTATTTAGAAGATATTGATTTTCTTTTAACAACCGATAAGCAAGTAAGATTTAACAAAAGACAAGATAGACTATATCTTGATATAGATTGGGGTTCACAAACTGCTGGAGATTTTATGGTTATAGAGTGCTACAGAGCACTAGATCCAGAGTCATTTAGTCAAGTTTATAATGATAGTTTTGTTAAAAAATACTTAACGTCTCTCATTAAAAGACAGTGGGGTCAAAATTTAATTAAATTTAATGGAGTTAAATTGCCGGGCGGAATTGAATTAAATGGAAGGCAATTGTATGAAGACGCCGAAAGAGAACTTGACGATATTAAACAAAGAATGACTATGGAATATGAACTTCCGCCATTAGATTTTATTGGATAGTTATGACACTCAATCCTTTCTTCCTTCAGGGTTCTGCTAGAGAGCAGTTTTTAATTCAAGATTTAATAAATGAACAATTAAAAATTTATGGAATTGATGTATACTATCTTCCTAGAAAATTTTTAAAAACTGATGATATTTTGAGAGAAGTTCAGTCCTCCAAATTTGATGATAGTTTTATTATTGAAGCATATCTAGACAATTACGAAGGATATGCTCCAGGAAGTGATTTGATGACAAAGTTTGGATTGAGACTCAAGAATGAAATTAATTTGGTAATATCACAAGAAAGATTTCAAGAATTTATATCTCCATTTTTATATGCTATACAAGAAGGAGTTGAAGGTGGTTTAATCACAGATTACGACATAAATTTACCATCAAGACCAAGAGAGGGTGATTTGATATATTTTCCACTCGGAGAAAGATTGTTTGAAATTAAAAGAGTAGAAGCAGAAAAACCTTTTTACCAATTGGGTAAAACCTATGTCTATGAATTGCTTTGTGAATTATATGAATATGAAAACGAAGACATAGATACTTCCATAGAAGAAATTGACAATACCGTTAAAGATGAAGGTTATATAACAACATTAAGACTTGAAAATCTTGCGATTTCAGCAACTGCTACAGCAACTCTTGGTGTTGATGGAATGATTGGTAGAATTGTTTTAAATGAGGATGGTTATAACTATAGCACTACACCAACAGTATCTATATCAGCATCCCCAACAGGAAATCCTATCGATAATGCAACGGCCGTTGCTATAACAACTTCTATTGGTAATGTTCAATCTGTAAAAGAAATAAGAATAACCAATGCAGGTTTTGGTTACAGTTCTTTAAATCCACCAGAAGTAACAATATCTGGCGGAAGTGGTGTTGGAGCAGCCGCAACAGCTATCGTTGTCAATGATGGTGTTAGGTTATTGTCAATTTCAACTGCTGGACTTGGATATTACACAACTCCAACTGTAATCATTGATCCACCAATAGGAAATGGAGCATCTGGAATTGCTAGTGTTTCTTCTGCAGGAATTATCACTTCTGTAAGTTTAACTTCTGGTGGCGAGTATTATTCACAAATAACACCACCTTCAGTAACATTCTCAGATCCTCCAATATCACCAATAGTAAAATTTGGAAATAATTCTCTAGAGCATACTGCAATAACAGATGTTAGTGATATAGGTTTTATACAAAATTTTATAGATACATCTACTACAGGAATTTCAATAAGGTTCTGGATTTATCCATCAGAATTTGGAACAACATCCAGAAGTATTCTTCATACAGAAAACAATAAAGTATCCGTAACAGTTGCTGGGGAAATTATTTACAATTCAACAACATCTCCCACTATTACAGGAGGGCAACTAGTTGAAGACCAATGGAATTATGTTCAAATTGATACATATCAAGAAGATATTCGTATCAGTATAAATGGTGTTCTAGGAACATTATTTAATGGTGTTATGTCTACAACTCAAATATTTGAAGAAGGTGAGATACTTAAAGTTGGTGCTGCGACTGCTGCAGAATCTGTTGCAGATTCTTCATTAGATAGTTTCGTTGGTTATATTGATGATATTAGTATAACTGAAATATCTTCCATACCAGTTAGTGTTGGTATAGCGACTGTATCATTTGTTGATGCAATTCCAACTCTTGGAGACGTTTTTAAAAATACTTTGGATAGTTCAACAGCAACGGGAATAACAACAGTATCTTCTGAAGGAATTGTAACCCAAATTGTTTTAACTAATGTTGGATCTGGTTATTATAGAACTAATCCTACTGTAAGTATAGCAAATACTTCTGGAAATAAAGATTATAACAAGTTTTACATAAAAGGAGCGACTGCAGAAGCAGTCATCAGTAATGGTTCGATAAGTTCTTTACAAATAGTTAATGCTGGTTATGGATACACGACAGCACCAAACGTAACCATATCTGGAGTATCAACAACTGGATTTGGAACTTATATTAAGAGTGAAACAATAACTGGATCACTTTCTGGCACCACTGCAGAAATTAAAGATATAAGTATAAGGAGAGATATCAATGCTGATAATCCTCCCATAGATCTGTTTGTTGGATCTAATGATGGACAATTCTCAGCTGGAGAAGTTATTACAGGATCAGAATCTTCTGCTGCATATATACTTAAATCATATGATAATAATAGTTATGAAGAATCTTATGATATTAATGAAGAAATCGAAACCGAAGCAGATGGTATTTTAGATTTCACAGAGAGTAATCCCTTCGGAGAATATTAATGTTAGGAACTTATTTTTATCACGAAATTATAAGAAAAACAATCGTTAGTTTCGGAACACTTTTTAATAATATTTACATTAGACATGAAGATAAAAATAATAATGTAGTTGATGAAACTAAGGTTGGATTATCGTATGGTCCAATGCAAAAGTTCCTTGCAAAAATTGAACAGCAAGCAGATCTAAAGAAACCGATTGCTATTACATTACCAAGAATGTCTTTTGAAATGGTTTCTTTACAATATGACCCAACAAGGAAAACAAGTGTAACACAAACCTTTAGAGCCTGTGACGAATCTGGTAGTATAAAAAAAGTTTATATGCCAGTTCCCTATAACATTGGTTTTGAATTGAGCATCTATTCAAAATTAAGTGATGATGCTCTACAAATTGTTGAGCAAATACTTCCATTTTTTCAACCATCATTCAATCTGACTTTGGATTTAATTGATTCGATTGGCGAAAAGAAAGATATTCCAATTGTTCTTGACAGTATTGATATGCAAGATGATTATGAGGGGGATTTTAGTGTAAGAAGAGCACTTATTTACACTTTAAGATTTACTGCAAAATCATATATGTATGGTCCTATTGCAGAATCTACAGATGGTCTTATTCGTAAGGTTCAGGTTGATATGTATACTGGCACAAATACTCAGACTGCTAAACGTGAGGTAAGATATACTGCAACTCCAGATCCGATTGATGCTGAACCGGGAGATGATTTTGGTTTTAGTGAAGTGTGGGAATATTTTTCAGACTCCAGAACTTATAGTCCAACTCAACAAACTGATATTTAAAAATTATGTCTGATAATTATGATTCTATCGACGAAGCTCTGAACGTTGAGAGTAAGATCGTAAAAGCAGAAAAAATTTCATCAGAAATTCAAAGCATAAAACCAAAAGGTCCTGACATCGAAAAGGACTATGAATATACTCGTGCCAACTTGTATTCCTTGATTGAAAAGGGACAAGAGGCAATCAATGGAATCATGGAACTTGCCGGTGAGGGTGGTAGTCCAAGAGCATATGAAGTTGCTGGACAGTTGATTAAAAGTGTTGCCGATACAACGGACAAATTAATTGATCTTCAGAAGAAACTTAAGGACGTTGAAGATGAATCTGCGAAAACAACGAACAATGTTACAAATAATAATGCAGTATTTGTTGGTTCAACATCAGACCTTCAGAAGATGTTAAAGCAAGGTTTTCTAAATAGTAAAGAATAAACTATTAGTAGATAGATGTCCAAAGAATATTGCTATTCTAATTGGAGAGATGAATTCAATCCTGCAGAATATGAATTTGTCGATCTTGTAAAACCAGATCCAATTAAAAGATTGGATGAGGGTAAAAAGAAAGGTCTTTGGGCAAATATTCACGCTAAAAGAAAGCGTGGAGAAAAACCCGCTAAACCTGGTGAGAAAGGATATCCAGAAACTCTCGATATTGAAGAGGGATTAAAGCAGGCACGTAAAAATGTTGGTGCCAAAAAGTGTTGGACTGGATATAAAGCAAAAGGAACTAAAATTAAGAACGGTGAAGAAGTCCCCGATTGCCAAAAAGAAGGAAAGCACACGCCAACTAAATCAGATTTGGAAGCAAATATTGGCGGTGGAAATCTCAAAAAACTTTCAACAAAAGCAGCAAAAAGAATTGATTATGATGTTGATGGTGATGTAGATCCTAATGATAAGGTTGAAAAGAAGACTGGAGAATATGGCGAAGAACTTCCAACTCCATTCGGCAAGTTTAGAACTGGAGCAGCAAAACCAGCAAAAGTGAAGAAAGAAGAATTCTCTAACTGGAGAATGGATTTGGATGAAGGAGTAATGCCTGCTGCAATTGATCCTAAGGCTCATAGAGAGGGACAACGCGCAAAAAAGATTAGAACTCTCTCACAAAAGGGTGCAACTGAGGGTGAGAGAGCTGCTGCAGAAAAAAAGACTAAGGGACCAAAGATGTTTGGTGAAGATTGGCAAAAAGTGAATAAGTCCGATAAAACTGATGGTATGAGTCCCGCAGCAGTTAAGGCATATCGCCGTGAGAACCCAGGTTCCAAACTTAAGACTGCTGTAACTGGTGATCCAAAACCAGGCAGTAAGGATGCT